ACATTTATTAGACGCAATCATTGATAAAAACCAAGATATGTATTATCCGGACATATACATTCCGGAGATCATACACTAACTATGTTTGAAAGTATAGGTACTAAATGTGCTAATGATAAGCAATATTAGATGAATCTTATTCGAATTAATTATAAAACCACTAACATTTGAATTATGAAAAATTACGAAAAGATTAACGTTAAGTTAGACGAACAGAATATGGTAGAAGAATTCAATCAGGTAAAATTAGATATTATGTTATCTTGCGATGAATATAATGATATGATGACTTACGCTAGTATAAATGCATATGAAAATCTAATTTGTTTGAAGAATAATGGATACATCTATACCATATTATGAAGATCTTACTCGTATAAGTAATTCTAATATCGGATGGTTCTTAAAAAAAGGACCAAGATATCTTAAAGAAATGCTTGACGGAAAAGAAGGTCTAAAAGCTAGTTTTCTGGATAAAGGTACTATGATACATGAATATATTCTTCAACCAGAAGAATTTTGGAAAGATTATATTATATTGGATTTTGCAGTACCCAAAGTAAAGCAACAAAAAGATTTACTTGAATTTTATTCGAGTGCTAGATTAATCGACCCTTTTGCATCTGAAGATGATATATTACTTATGAGTTATGAAACAGCTTATAATAATACTAAATCTAAAGAGAAAAAGATTCAAGAAGCAAAAGAATTAGTAGAAACTTACCAAAATTATATAGAATACTTTAGAAATAAAGATTCTAAAAAAGTAATATCATTTGCAGATCTTAATATGTTAAAAGCAATTAAGAAAAATATGGAAGATCATAAGAAAGCAAATGAATTATTATTTAACTATCCAGAAACATTTGAAGTTCATAATGAATTTCATATTAATTGGGAGTATCCTAATGCTTCTTCATTGGGAGATCTTCCATGTAAATCATTACTAGATAGAGTAATGATAGATCATACGAATAAAAAAATAATATTAGTGGATATAAAGACGACAGCTGATGTTTATAATTTTAAACACTCAGTAGAAGAATTTGATTATTGTCGTCAGTTAGCCTATTATTGGTTAGCTGTCCATTGGTATTTTAAAAATGAACTAAAACTTAATATTGAAGAATATGAATACGAAACTTATATTGTTGCAGTACAATCTCATGATGGGTATGAAGTTAGAGTCTTTAAATTCAATCCTAAAGCAATTGAGGAAAGACTTGTAACCATAGATTATGCTATAAAACGAATTGCTTGGCATAAAAACAATAATCTATGGGATCATATGAAAGAATACTATGATGAAGAACGGTGCTGAAATAATATGCTGATAGATAAATATACTAAACATAGTATATTTTCACTTCCTCAGATTTTCGGTGATATTTTAAGTAAACGTGACTTGGATGATAGTGAATTTGTTAACATGTACATGAATGATGTTAATAATCCACTCCTTTCAAGTCACGTTTTTTTAGTATTTCATAATATAAAACCATATTTGTTAAATACTTTAAAACAACATCATTTATTTCATTGTAGTTATACTATAACTATGAATAAGATCAAATATACAGTTCTAGCTTTTAATAGAGCTTACTGTATACACGTCATAACTAGAAAGATTGAGTATGGATTATACAAATCACTTGGTTATGAAACAAAAATCAAAATATTGAATTTTTGGAATGCTGGAGTAAATGGTAAATTACATAAGTATTTGTTTGATGAAAATACTAAGACTATAAAACCACTAAGTGAAAATATTACACTACAAGACACAATAAAGCCCCAATAGCATAATACTAAAGGGGCTTCTTATTGTTGCCTTTAAAAAATTTAGGGCCGTAGACTAAAAGATTGAAATCAAATTATCATAATATTCTAACTTAGATCTTGGATCTCTTGCTTCATATATACTTCTTAAAGGAGTTGCCTTAATTAAGGATCGTTGGAATCGATTTAAACCACGATATGGTCCTCTATTTATTTCTTGAAATGGATCTTGCAACGCAACAGTAGTCAAGTCTCCCCAATACTGTAACGTAGACCAAGCTGCTGTAGGACTATTAAGCATATTAAATACTTCAATAGGTAACACATTACCACGAGTTTCCAAAGAGGCTCTTAAAGTAAGATATGCTGCTTCTTGCTTCCACCAATTATCCCTGTCATCATCTGCCATAGCACGTATTATGGAAGAAATCAACCAGAAACCCAAAGTAGAAAATAAAATTCATATGTAACTCTCTTTAGGCAACCCTTTTCGTAATCGTCTAATTCATCATAATGATCTTTATACAATTCTTTTAATTGATCAATCTTACTTTTGTCAAAGTAATGCCTTTTTATATATTCATAAGCCGCAGGAATTTGCGCTTCATTCCACAATCCTGTAGAATAGTTGAATTGTCTCTTAGTTAAGAATTTTGTTTGCAGATTAACCAAAATAAAATTACGGTATATTAATAATAACTGACCAATCAAATTGGAATGTAATTTTGATTTATCCAAATCTGATAACTGTGTGTCAATTCTAGTAGCAATTTGTTTAGTAGTGTTTTTTATTCTGTTAGAAAGATTTTCATCTACTATATTAGCATACTCTGGTTTTACTACTAATTGATTGTTTTTAACTTCAAAAGCATCAAAAAACTGTGATATTTAATGCATTCCAAGCAGCTTTACCTTTTTTCTTATCTTTAAATCGTCTTAGAAATTGATTTTTATTTAAAAATTTACCAGTTTCAGGATCATATTTATTGAAATATGCAACAGATAGTGCTAGTTTACCCTTAGTGATTATATCACCTATTTCGTGACCAAAATACCAATAATGTTGATTCAAAGCCCTGAGTAAACGAGACTGATTTAATTTGCTAAATGTTTGTTCGTTATCTCTAACTACACCTAGGTATTCAAGATAACACAATACCTTGTTTTTATTGTTAGCTTTACCTATATTTTTAATAGCATCTACATAAGCTGGTAACAAGGTTTTAGTTGCTTTAGCAAGTTCCTCATTTCCAAAGTAAATACCAGACATTGCTTCCAATCTATTTTGAATCTTGTTTGTAATCAAACCTGTTAGAATAACATTAAGATTCTGAGATATACCTTGGATTCTTGTATATGCTGCTAAGTTATTTACTAATTTATCAATACTTAATTTAACATGTTTGCCTTTTGGTAGTTTTATATCAACTTCTTTAGCATCTTTCTCCATGCCATAAACAAAACGATCCATTAAGTCTTTCATTTTGTCATAAGTTTTACTTTCTACTCCAGATATTCTACCACCTTTTTTATCCTTAAAGTCCATTCTACTAACGAAATCTAAAGCTAATTCTAATTCAGGAGCAGCTTCACTCATCTTTTCGTAGTTTACAGCCATTTTGTAGTAATGAATGATAGAACCTACCACGTCATTAGTAATTGCATCAGGATTATCCAACATTTTAATATATCTGGTAGGTATTAATTTAACTAAAGAACCGTCAGACCTTTTAGCATTTTCTATCATATACCTATCATCATCATCTTTTACTGTATATAAATCCTGTGCAGCATAAGCTATACCTTTTAAGAAGTTATCTTTACTACGGATTTGAGTCCATGAACCACCTTCAATCTGAGGTAATTTGTATTTATTAGCGTATCTTAAGAATCCAATTTTAGAATTAGATAAATCCATAACATCCACTAAAGCGTCATATAATGCTTTTAATTTAGGATCACTTGTAATCTTTTTGTAAGCAGCACTATTATCAAAGTATTTAGGATTTGGTATTACAGTTTCACCACGATCTTCATACTTAGTAAATCTAGGATCATAGAATGGAGATTCTCTATCAATTTCTGCCCAAGACCTATTAGGTATTCTTTCTACGTATTTTGATTTAAATTCATCCTTTGGAACTAATTTACGCCAGAAAGAAGCTGGTACAACGTCACCTCTAGAAGTGTATCTAGCATTTACAGAGAACCATGCGTTAAATGCAGCTTCACCCTGTTTTTCCATACGTTCGTATTCTTCATAGAATTTAGGGTTGATATCCCACTTAGCTATTTCCATTACTCTAGATTTTTTTGATTTATCTCTGTTAGCAATAGCTTCATCGGATATCATTACGTCATATGTATTTATCATAGACTTAACATTCTCAGGCATGGCATCAGTATTAAATGTACCGTCTTCTCTAGCATACAATTTCAAGAGATTCTTTCTAGCGTTTTCATACAATACTTGATTGTCAGATTTAGTTGGATTAGAGGATAGCATCTTAATGTCTTCCCAGAATTCTTCTTTAATTCTTTCAACAGAATTTCTCTCCTCCCATTTCTTGAATAATTCTGGAGAAAGATTCTTCTTAGCAGCCGCTTTAGCTTTGTTGTACTTTTCCATATTAGGTTTATAGTTCAACTTAGCTCTAAGCTTTTCATTATATTGCTGCATTTCTCTAGCTATTTCTAAATCTAAACCAGCTTTTGTAGTACCGTCTGCATAGAATGGATTTGCTAAATTACGTCTACTATTCTCTAATTCCTGTAATTTACCATAGTCTTCATCAGATAATAATTCTCTATGTATATCACCATTTTTATCCCTAGTACTGTTAAGAAGTAGATTGATTTCCATATTAATTGTATCTCTTCTTGTTCTAGCTTCTTCACTAAGACTATTTGTTAGTTCATAATACTCTGGTACAAATCTACGAATACTATATTTAGCGTGCCATTTATTGTTCTCAGTGTTCCAAGTTTTTAACTGTTCTTTATTTAGTAGACCTGGTACTTCTGATATATCTTTATCTCCAAAACCTAATTTATCTGCTAAATCTCTTTGATATTTGAAAAGCTTTTGATAATGTTCACCGTAATTCAAATCTCTAGTCATAAACCCTGTTTTATGATCATCTTTTGTTTTCTCATGAAAATAAGCCAATTTAGCTTTATCTACTTGGTCTAACAAAGTTAACAGTTCTTTACCTTTAATTCTTTCTTCATCTGCTACAGCATTCTTAACAGCAATTATCTTATTCATCATTATTCTAACTAATTCACTATTAGAGTACTGTGTACTACCAACCCATTGATCCCACAAGTTAATATCTAAATCACCTTCTTCTAGAATGTTTTTCAATTGATCTACAGTATAAGAACCGGCTTTGGTAGCTTCTTTTATGAAATTATCTTTGGCGATTATGTCAACTACATTATTGAAATTTCTAACAAGTTCTGCATAATTGCCCATGATTCTTTTTAACGCTACTTTTGTATCATTAATCAATTGTTCATTATTGAAATAATCAAAAGTAGTATCATCATCCAACATGTTTTGCAAATTAGTGGCAATATTGTTATAGAATCCAATATAACCTTTTTTAATCAGATCCAATTCAGCATTAGAGATTTCATGATCATTACCATATTTAGCAGCTTCTTTTACTTTGGATAATATTCTTAAGGTTTCATCTAATGCAGAATTGATATCTTGATCCATGTAATCTATGAATTCTAATGTGGCTTTATCGTTTTCTAACTGATTTAATTTAAATTCTAAAGCTCTCAGTTCATCTAGTTTATTTGGATCTGTATATTTAGAATATTGGATGTCCTTCATTCTACGATGAATAGAAGACATCAATTTGTCATACACATTATTTATAGTAGCTGGTACAAATGTAGGTTTATTAATTAGTCTCATTTGGCTTTTTAAAACAACATCTACAGAAGATTCTCCTTTACTTACATTTTCTGGAGTAAACTGGTTGGAGAATACAATAGATTTGGCTTTAATTGCTTTTACGGCATCATTTTTGTAATGCTTCAACAAGTCATTAAATAGTTTAGAAGACTCCCCATTGGGAGTCTTATCTAAACCATATCCATTGTTTTCTGAAAGAACATAATATGCAGCATTCTCACTACCTAATATTTCTGTATACTCTTTAAGTAAAGCTGCAACTTCTGGATTTTTAATATTTAAACACTGCATAATTATTCACATTCTTTTTTACGTTGTTTACCCATTTTATCTAACTCTTCCATAGCAGAATCATTTGCTGCTTGTTTCAAGTCAGCTGCAGTAGCAGATACAAATTCTTCATCTAAATCATAATCCTCTACTACTTGTTGTTTTGCTTTTTCTAAAGTCTGAACCATTACATAGTTCTTTGCTCTAGATACTGCCACATACTTCAATTCTTGTCTTACTTCTTGACCATTTTTATCATTAAACCCAAAAGTATTTATACTACTGTCGTTAATTAAAACTTTACTATAAGTACCACCTTGAGATTTATGAATTGTGTGAGCATATCCGTAATCAAACGATTTTCTAAGCTTTAATCTACCGTTAGCGTCTTTGATATCTCGCATAGTGTGAATTTTATTTTGTATCCTATTAATTTTTTCAACAACAGATCTAGCTGCAGTCGGATTTCCCTCAGCTAACAATTGCTTACGCATACTCCACAAGGTCTGTATATATTCTTGAACTTTTATGATATTTTCATCTGTTTCAAAATTAGATACCACATCAATAGTAAACGAAGAAGCAGAAGTATCTATTGCGTCTTTGAGAGTAACTTTATATCCTTCCATACTTATACTTTCTTTTCTGTCAGGATATGTTAAATCAATTTGAATAGTAGTGGGTTTAACACTTTGCACTACGTAGTCTCCACTATTCATTAATTTGTATTTCTTTCTTAAAGAATCGTATTCTCTATTAGAATAACCCATTACAAGTTCTCCTTCATACAGTTGTGCTGGTCTCCTACCATACAGAATTTGTCTTATTGCAGAGTTATAAGCATCCACAGAAGCATTTGTTGCAGCCAAGACTCTAAAATATAGAGGATCTTGTGAATCTTTCATTTCTTTTAATGAAGTTCTAACAAATTCTCTAATTCTAGTTTTATCTGATGAATATTCAACTCCTTGACCATTAGGAGCAATATCTGTCTCATAGCTAAAGCCTTCTCCATTTCTTACTCTAGTAGATTCTTTTAATATAGGATTATCCCCAGTTCTTTCTACTTTGGTTAACTGCAATTGTGCACCATCATTTCTAAATACTTTAGATATATTATTTGCTTTTACTGGTCTTAATTGACCTTTATCCCCCATAAATATAATCTGAGCTCCTTTCGCTGCAATTTGCTCAAGTAAGAAATCGTACAAACTGTCTTGAATCATTGAAGCTTCATCAACTATGACTATTGCGGCAGGTTCTATTTTAACCTCAGCCACTTGTTCAAATTTCAATTTGTGTAGATCAAATACATCTTCAGTAATATCAAAATCAGGACGCAATCCCAATAAACTTTGAAGTGTAACTACTTTTGCGTTTGGAGTTTTTTGTCTAGTCACAGCATTTGCTCTATGCGTTGGAGCTGAGAAAATAATATCTGCCTGTATTCTACGCTTCAAATACTCATTAAATATACCCATAATAGTAGTCTTACCTGTACCAGCATAACCAGACAAAGTAATAGATGTATCATCTCCATTAACAAATGCTTCTAACTCTTTCAAAGCAGATTTCTGTTGATCATTCAATTCAAAATCTAATTTAACCTCTAAACCGTCATCAAAAGTATATACATATTTATCTTGTATTTGCTTAGTTTCTTCAACAGCTTGTTTTACTTCTTCTACTTTAGGTAAAGCTTCTGCTAAACCTACTTGATTAGCATATTGTTGAAGTTCATTAAATTGAGTAGTAGTCTCTGAAGGTTTTACCTCCTCAGATTGTTCATCTACAAATAGATTTTGTTGAGTAGGAGATTTAAAGGCACTTCTAATAGTTTCCCTTACTTGAGAATCAAACTCAGGAGACACCTTAGAACCACGATTACCAGCTACGTTCAATGTATTGATGCTATTATCTACAAGCCACTGTGCCAGTTCTTGACTAGTTGGATTTAATAGAAATGGTTTATTATGCGCCTTAGCAAATCTTTGTGTTGCAATTCTACCAGCACTATCTTCATCTGTGCTAAAGTACACTGTTCCATCAGAATTAATGACATTTTGTTCAGTTCTTGGTAAGTAGAATTCTTTGCCCTTTCTACCAGCTTGCAATTCGGGAGCTATTTCAGTTACACCAAAATCTTGTAAACTAGTATCTGGTCCATTCTCAGTGTAGTAACCTGGAGTAGTAGTACCACCTGTTTCTAATCCTAACTCTCTACCTATTTCCAAACCTAAGCGATCTATACCTGTTTGACCACCAGATATTATCTTTGTAGTGGGAACTGTATTGGATTTTTCTGTTGTGGCTTGAATAGGAATTAGCTTATTAAATTCTTGTTCAAATACTATGTTATCAGGAATAGGTTCACTGCTAAACATATCCGCCATTTCTTGATTTGAATACGCATTCAAATTTTGTCCAGTACCAGAGTAAGCTACTAAAAATTCTTTATCTGGATTTTCTCTAGCGTACTCATACAAATTGTGAATTTGTTCTTTTATCTGTTCAGGAGTTCTTGAAGGATGTGTTCGTTTAGTTAAATCCTTAGTAATAATAGCATAAGACTGACCCTGAGGACCTTCTGGATTGCCATATTCAGCACCAAATTTATTTTTAGCAATCAATGCTGCTCCTTTGCCATGTCTACCCTGAGTATTACTGCCAAATACAAATATTTGATTTGGTTCTAGTGAATTTATCATCCCAGTGTAAGTTTTTCTAGATTTGGTAGATATCTGTCTTTTTGCACCGTATTCAAAATTATCAAGATACTGCTGATAAGCTTCTTGAGATGCAGTTTCACCATTTCTTGATTGATAAGTCTTAGACCATTCTTGATAAGCTAAAGGTTCAGTATTCTGTAAGTCAACGTTTTCAGTAGCTACAGTCTGTAAAGCATTTTCATTGAATTCTCCAGCTTGATTGAATATTTTAGTCTGTAAACTAGCTTTGACAGGAATTAAATCTTGTACATAAGTTATAGCTTTAGATGGAGTAAAGTCTAAACCTGTAGGTACTACATTATTGTAACCTACAGAAGATTTCTTAAAACCAAATTCAACAAGTACATTACCCTTATAACTTAAACCTTTTTTATTAATTAATTGATATACTGGTACTTTATTTTCATCTATACCGATGTATTTGTATAAGAAAGTAGTTCTAGGATCATTATTCTTATCTAATTTAACTTTCTTGTAAAGATAATGTATAGGGTTACCAGCTTCATTATAACCTACAATACCTCTAAATTTACTAGATTTATCATAAATTATAGATGGTATTTCAACTTGTTCTCCTTTCTTATTGGTTACAAATAATCCACTATCATCATGAGCAACAGGTCTGTATACTGCTCTACCTTCTTCTTCAATAGTTTCATAGCTAGAATCCAATTTATAGTATTCAATAGCAGGAACTACGTGATCATTCCACCACAGATTTCTAATTACCTCTTGTAAATCTATTTGGGATATAACGTTTTCAGGATGTTTTTCCAATTCTCTAATATAATCAAAATACCCTATTTCTTCTCTTATGGAGTTAGGAACATATCTAAATATATTATTTTTACCAAAAGCATCTCCAGAAGTGTAGAAAGAATATATTGCAAGATCTTTAGCAAATTCTCTTACTTCTTTATAATCACTTTCGTAGAGTTCTTCCCAAGCACGAATTATTTCATTTTCTAAATTATTATCACCACTCTTATTGGGTTTATATGCAATGAAATCTGGTCCTTGTAATTCTGCGTCATCTTCTTTAGGTCTACTAAAGATATTGTTAATTAACACATTTGAAAAACTACCATCACTCCCAAGTAATGAAGGGTATTTGCCTTGTAATATATCGGATTTAAGTCTATCTAATCTTCTAGAAATACTATCCTTACCAAACAGCATACCACGAAATCCCATTTGATTATCTTTAACATACTGATTAAAGAATTTAGTCTTATAGGATACTTCCATTGCTCTAGTGATGTTGTTAATATATGTATCATCACTTATTGCATAGCCTTTGGTATAGTATTCAATTAATGATCGTAAGGTTTCAAATTCTGGAGTAAGTCTAATCATGACATTCTGGAATGCATTTCTAGGAAATACTAATCCATCGATCATTTTCTTACCCAAGAATGTATTAGTAAACACTTTCAAAGGATTGTCGAAAACAGCCTGTTCAGTCATATACTGTTTCCATTTATCCAAGAATGCGCTTTGTAAACCAAAGTTATTACCAAATCTCTTAGTATCAATTTGAGATAAGTTAGTTAATTCTGACAAACTCTTAGAAAATGGAGTTAATTCTTCATAAGCCTTAAGAATTAATAATTGATTATAGTACCAATCAAAAGTTTCAGTTTTCTGCAATTGTTTTCTAAGATGTGGTACAGTAAACATAGTTTTTCTTTGATTAGTACCTACACCTTTATCCTTAAGATAGTTCAGAAGATTCTCTTTCTTACCACCGGATAACTCTTTTGCTTTCTTATAGTAATCGTTCCAAATTTTAGTAAATGCTAATCTTTCAGGATTTTTACCAGCAGGTATTTCAACCCCATAAAAACCAGAATATTTATCATATTCGGTTGCATAGTCTTTTAATATCTGTTGAGGTAAGAAATAGAATGTACTTTCACCTTTACCACTTCTAATTAAGAAGTTAGTCATGTTAAAAGTTAATTTACGTACATTCAAACGAATAATATATGGGTCTTTAGCTACGTCTACGTGAGCATTAATCAAAGCAGATAACCAGTCTAAGACATTGATCTTATTAGTGTCTTCACTCTGGATATGATGCAAATCACGTATACCATAATCGCTCAATACTTTATTTGGTTTGAAATTCAATTTAACTAATTGAGTTAATACTTGATGAGCATTAGCTAATGCAAACGGACCAATACCAAACTTACCACCATTCAACTCAGCTTTAGTTCTACTTTGGAATGCCGGAGTAGAGAAATACAATTGAGATTTACTAGTTCTTTTACCTTGACCGGTTAATTTATCAACATCCTTAAGAATTTTATCTTTCAGATAATCTGTCACAGTATCAAGAGGCTGTCTAGCTTCTGCAAAGTTCATAGGATTACTAATTACTGACAAATACATATCAAGAAGCATGTTTTCATTTGCTTCTCTACTATTTGCTTCAAAATCAGTTTTACCATTGTATCTCTCATAAGCTTTTCTTACTACAGTCTCATCATCCAAACCTGTGGCTCTTAGTCTCTGAACGTATTGATCTTTTGTTTCGAACTTGATTCTATTACCATTATTATCATAGTTATATCTGGCAATAAACAGTTTATCAATATCAAAGTCTGAACCTGTTAAAGCGGTAAATTCATCAGGAAGAGTAATAGTATCACCAATCTGTTCAGGATAAACGTCTATCACTTTTAAAGCCGCTGTAGAAGCTTGACCCTGTGCAGGGATACGATAACCCATCGCTATTGCCTTTGTATCTGGACCAATTATATCGTGTTTTATTAACCACGCTTTAGCTTGACTGAAAGTCATTTTATCATAATTAGGTATGATGTGTTTCAATAAGTTAATTGATATAACACAATCCATACTACCATCATTATTAACAAAATTAAGCTTTCTTACATTGTTAGCATCAGATGTTACAGCTAATCTATTATATAAGATAGAAGACATCTGAATGAACATACCACCTGGTAGATTGGTATCTACTATAGCTTCGTTCAACATTGATATAAGACCACTTTCAATCCAAGAGTTATCAGACAAACCTGAAATAGGAGCATTAGTATTGCCATCTTCTACAGTAAGACCATTCAAAACATTATCGTTCATGTTTGAATTCTCCGCTTTTCTCTTAAGAATATTAGCAAACTTAACGATACTAGCTTGTGGATTATTAGCGTCAATGCCGAAGTCTTTTTCTATACTTTTTCTACCAAATTCAGTAATAGCGTTATGAGCTCCGTTAAAGTTATCAATAACTTCTTGTCCAGAGTAAGATACACCATCGGGAGTAGTATATGTCCAAGCTGTTCTAATGTTACCCATAGCTGCTTTCTGAGCTTGAGATACAAACATCTGTCTATCCGCGTGATGGGGATCTGTTACCAGCTGACGTCTAAAGTTAACCAAAGATTGCTTATGAGTAGGCATGTTCATTAAACCTTCTACATCTATCTTAGTATTTGATTTATCTGTATAGATCTTAGATTTAACTTCTTCAACTCTTTGACCAACCTTAACAGCAGATTCAAACGCAAGCATATGAATATTTCTAGCTTGCATTACTTTCAGTACTTCTCCCATGTCCCCAGTAGAAAATATTCTATGAACTGGGAACATAGCCATTTTATCGAATACCGGTATATCCCTTTTTGCATCTATGTCGTAATGATCCCCAAAATACATTAATTTCAATGGTTTTAATGTAACTGCTAAAGCTTCGTTATAAGTATCTGGATCGGCTTCATAATCTGTTTCAGGGTTATTCAATATATCAAAAGCTTTAGCTACTTCAGGAGTCCAACCATCAATTCTTCTTACCAATTCTTTATAGAATTCAGGAGAAATAAGTACTGTAGCATCTGTTTGGTTTACTTTGGTATAACCACCGAATTTACTATCAACTACAAGATTAGCAGCGTCCTCAACGTCTTGAGGTAATGCTTCACCACTTTCATACATCGCAAGAGCTTCTTCTTGAGTCATGTCATGCATTTCCTGTAACAGTCTTACTGCAGCTGACTTTTTAGCAAATTCATTGATTTTATCAAGCTGTCTACTAGGTATTACATTATCTGATAAAGTACCTACGTTAACTTCAGTTAAGTTTGATAATTCATTACCTTCTCCATAATCTATTCTAGGAGTAACACCAGTTGACAATACCTCACGAAGACGTTTGATTTTATCTACAGGATCTTTATAATATGCAGGATCTTTAATAAATAACTTCTCAAACTCTATTACTGAGGATATAGTGTTAGCAAAATAGTTTGCCATCAATTCAGTAGCAGCTAATTCTTTGCTATATTTTGATACTTCTTGACGTTTTTTATAGTGATTTTCTGCATCATCTAATGCCTTCTGAGGAAGTGCTAAACTCTTTACACTAGCAAAATCTCTACCATTCCAATCAATGATACCTATTTCTTTTGCGTAATCCAATTCGTCTTTAAAAGCATCTATTAAATATTCATTCATTAACAAAGCTTTATCAGAGTTACTCATCTTAGCCCAAGAAGCTTTTATTTTGGTTTACTACAGATAATGCTAAATCATTACCGCCAACGTCTTCAGCAAGTTTGAGAGCTTCATTGAAGTCAGAGAAATCATCTACAAATTCAATACCACCTAAATGTTGGTTGTTCTTTAAGTTTAAAGAACCCATTGAAATATCTAAATCTGTAACCATTTCTGTTACCAGTATCATAGTTCTTTACTTTTTGTTCCTTTGTCAGATTACCTTCATTCTTATAGTTGAATTCAATAGTATCTAATTCAGTTTCAAGTAATTATAATCTAGTTAATACTTTGGCATTAAATTTAACTTGATTATTAGTAGTATCTAAAGGTTGATTGAAATTTATTGATAGCTGTACCATACAAAGTATTATATGTCTGAGAGTCACCCATAGTAGGTAAAATAATTCTACCTTTCTGAGTAAGTGTCATTTTAGCAATATAATCTTCCAATGGTGAGATTTCTGTGTACTTACGTCCTTTATCACCACTACCCTGTTCCTTGAAATAAACCAAAGTTTCAACACCTATTTTACCAGATGCGGTAGGATTATTATAAAGATTTGTAAGTAAATAGGAACCTTTGAAATAATTAGGATTAGCATTGTTACCTGTGTTATATAATACCTTAGTAAGAGCTTCTACTGTGGCTGGATCGTTATCAAGATTCTGAACCATATCTGTCAAATAGTTATGATCAGATATGGGGTATAACAACTTACCATCAGTAGATAATACAGACAACTCATCTGAATTAGGATGTGTCATACCATAAGTCTCAGACAATCTGCCTAAGAATTTAGAATCATCATAGTATCTACTGATATGTCTATTAAATGTACCGGGTACATTGCCAGATGGTTCAATCTTCAGTACATCTTTTAACTTGTTGCTGAATAAGAATGATAAACCGGCATTACTACCATCAGTAAACAGGTTTACTAATTGTTCTGCAGTATTTGAATCATAGTATTCTTTAATCAGAAATGAGTTTAATGTAGCCATATCCACAGATATACCTGCTCTACTCAAAAGTGATAATATATGTTCCTTTATTTTGATGACATTGGCTTCTACGTACTCTTTATAAGTCTGACCATTCTTAAGCTTAGCATTTGGTTTATTCTTATAATTCTTGAGTAGATTATTAATCTTGTGATAATCATCTAATAATAATTCTACATTAGTTTTATTATCAGTAGTTTTCAATGTATAACTATCACCATCAAAATTTATTAACTCAGTCATTCTAAGTAAACCATAGTTCCAACCTTCGATTATATTCTTAGAAATCTTATTTGCATTCTCATCCTTTACATACAAATTGGTCTGATCATTACCATTAGTATTTTCAATCTTTTCAGACAAAATACCAATAAGTTTATGTTTAGCTTTTCTAAATGTATTTCTAAATTGAGTCTGCAAATTCTCCCTAGCTATTACTTGGGCTTCTGATTCTCCCGGAACAGTCTTTGATATCTTATACAATTCTCTGTACAATGTGTCAAAGATAGGTAATGATTTTGCACATTTAGCACACTTATTCATCATACCTTCAAACGTATTCTCTGAATGTAATTCATTGATAATGGTATTCCACGTAGAATCAAAATCAACCATAAGAGGTAATCCTGTAACAGGACTCAATACAGTTCTAGTTTTCTGTACTTTTGTAATGGTACCATCTTCTTTCTTAATTTCTGCCTCATAGAATTCTCTTTTAGGCATAGTAGCAATGAAGATCTTAATAGATGCCAAAGCATTATCTTTTACTGAGGTTTCTAATGACTCACGAATATAAGTAGCCATTTGATCTCCTACAGCAGAACCTTCAGCCTTTTCATCTATTTCTTGGTCAATATTTTCCTGTTTGTCTACAGCTCTGATTTGATATTCATTCAGTTTCCTTATAATTGCTGGTAAGAATACACTATCAAAGGTTTCATATATTTCTTTTCTAGCCTCTCCTTGTTCTTTGGTGATCTTTCCGTTTTCTACAAGTTTATCTGTCAAAGAAGGTTCCAAGGCACTCTTTAACAAACTATAATTTAAACCTGTCAAATCATCTCGCATCTTTATGTTATTCAAAGTAAACAAAGAAGCAACTAATGAATTAACACTTTCTTTAAATTGTGTATTTGTAATGTTCTTAAAATTATGACCACCCAACTTAAATGGAGCTCCTGCACCTTTATAAGCATTTAAGAATTCCTGTACAGCTGCAGAATTCTGTTTAGATCTACTATAGTATCCTGTATTAATTCTATCAAAGATGTTATCAATAGTAGTATCAGTTCTCCAAACCCATTTACTAATAAAGTTTTTAATTGCTTTCCAAGCTCTTTTAACGATATTTAAATCAGGTTCAGCCTTATTCAACATGTACTGTCTAAAGTCTTCTGCAAGAGCTTCTTCAACATCTTTATCAGTACCGATTAAACCAGTTCTGTTTCTATAAGCTTCGTATATTTTACGACGTTCTTTAGGTGAAATAGTTAACAATGAGATTCTATGATACGCTTCATGATATAAAGTACCCGTTTCTGCACCTTTCCACAGTAATGTAGAATCCTGCCTAACAAGACCCATAGCATACACATTGTTACCCAGTGATATAGCGTCATCTACTATAGTAAGAGAATCGCTTTGGAAACCTAATTTCTTTTTGAACCATTCTATTTCCTCGTTAGACACCTCTTTAGTTACTTTACCAGTAAGACGTCTCATAGGAATATCAATGTCATCGTCTTCTATAGCAAATGGGTCAATTGTGCCATTCTTGGTAATTTCATTAATCTTTTTTGATTCTTCTGTTAATTCTTCTGGCTCTACTGCAGGAGTACCTGTAGGAATATTGGCTACGTTTTCAACCTTATTTTTAGTTTCTTCAATTGCCTTATCGCTTTCTACTTTCTTAGATATAGTTTGAATATCGTCCGCATAAGCAAAAGAATCTTTGAACAATTGATCTTGTAAATCACTCTGGATTAAATCGTTTGTAACAAACAAACCCATTGTATACAAAGGGGTATGTTTTGTATTACCTAAGAAATCCTCTCTATGTAATATTACGCCAGGAATAGCGTCTTCCCATATATAAGAACTGTTTTTTGTAAATGCTTCTTTTAAGGAAGGTAAAGCATCACCTATAGGACTAAAGAAATTTTCTCTATTAGCTCTCCAGTGGAATCTCATCAAATCGTTAATAAGATCTTCCTTATCTTGAGAAGACATATTACCTACAGGATAAGATTTTTCTCCTACCACAAGATCACCTTTTTCATTTACATAAAGCTGTTTCTTTTTCATCCAATTGAAAGTAGGAATATTGGATGTAACTCTGGTTTTATCACCAAAGCGAACCATAAAGTCAATCAATTCCCCAGCTACAATCTCTGTATTTTTGTAGTAAGACTCAGGAGAAGCTCCATAATTCAAAAGCAAATCTGCAAGAAACTCAGCTTGTTTTCTATCAAATCTTTGTAAATTAACTTGTACAGGTATCTCTGAATTATTAAGTGTACTAGATTTGGGGGGATAGATAAATAACTGACCACTACCACCAGTACCATTCAATATTTCACCACCAGCGCCAAGAATCAAACTGTCAGAAATAATACCATTACTGATACCAAAGGTTACATTTTCTGGAGTAATGTCATACACATTGGATGGAATTGCAAAACCTTTTATTTCTTGTACAGGTCTGAATACTGCCTTTTGACCATTTCTATTTACATTATATCTACCTCTAGTTCTACTGATAGTACTTGGTACAATAACTTCATTCTCTGTCTTATTTTCAATGGCAGTAATGATTGCGTTTCTAAAAGATTTTAAGTCATTTATAGAAACTTCATTAGCTTGTTCAATTGTATTAAGCTCTTCTGCTGTAGCACTATTACGAATGCCTGCAATATCTGCATCAAATTTAATTCTAGCTCCTTTAGGAGTCTTAAGTGCTAAAGCATACTTACCTGTAGGATGTTCTACACTTAATATGATAGAGGCACTATCGTATGTAGTCTTATCACCTTTTTTGTATGGCTTGCTACCTTTTTCAGTGTAAGATTCATTGATAATAAATTCACAGAAACTGTCTGTAAAGAAATTAGGATCTTTGATTCTCTCTGCTAATTCTTTACCAGATTTATAACCCGGTAATATAGGAGTAGTAGAATCTGGTGAGAAGAACAGTGTATGTGATACGGTATCTTTAGCTAATTCTTCTACTTCTAAAGAATCTTCATATTCTCTAGATTCAGAATCCATATCTGTTTTACTGTCATGTTTCTGTTCAGTAGCTAATTTCTTTTTAGCCTGTTCAACTTTCTGTTCTACAGTAATATCTGGAGTAATAGTATCAACTGTTTGTGATACTTTCTTATCTTCATCCGTAGCAGCAGCTAAAGGATCTGCATCAGCATTAGCAGCTGCTCTCAAATCTTTATCTGTAGCAAAAGCAAACTCTTCATCCTCTTCTTCAACATCTTCTACTACTGGAGCTTTTGTCTTACTTTCTTCTGCAATCCTTTTACGTTCTGCTTCAAATTCTGCAGCTAGTTCTTCCAAACTCTTTGTAGGGAATTCTGTATCTTCTTTTTTATTGAAATATTTACATTTATTATAGAAGCTGCTTTTCCATCAATAACACCACCATTACTTGTGTAAATTATAAGTTCTCCATCTTCTGTAGATATGGAGTCTATAAATGTTTTGCCTTCAATTAAATCTTTTTTTACTTCTTCATAAGCTTCTGCACTGATATAATCTTTTGGATCACCAAGAATTTCTTCTACAGAAAGGTCAAATCTTTCAAATCAATACGCTTTCCTATTGGATCTAATTCTTCTTCAGGCTGCGTTTTAGGCGTTGCTTCAGGAATGGTAGGTTCTGGCGCAGGTATTTCTGTATTTACTTTGGATTTTGCTCTAGAATCCATTACAGGAGATTGTGGTTTTCAACTTCTTCTCTTTGTACTTCTGGAGCAATTTTACTTGCTGCTACAGTTTCATTGTTGTCTGTACCATTATTAGCCACTTCTTTTTCTGTAGAAGCAACGTCTTGTTCAACAATCTGCTTGGCGTTATCTTCTGCAATTCTACTAGATTCATCTGAATTATTCAGGTAGTTCTCAATTCTCTTTTTGATATTGTTTAATACCTTTTTCTTTGATTTGTCTGTAGCTTTATCAAAACTAGTAAGTTTGCCGTCTTCCAGAGTATTACCAAATATCTCATTCATTTTATGCTCTGCTACCAAAGCATCATGCTGAGCTAACATTAAGTTTGCATAGCTATCTACACCTGTCTGCATAACATGAGGGGCAGCTACAAAATCTGTACTAAACTTTGTATCAGCAGCCACTTGAGCCAATTGACTATCAATGTTTTTAATGGCCTTTGGTATAGTCTTTAGAATAGATTTAGCTACAGAATTATCACCATTAGTAATACCAAATTTAGATTTACCATCTTCTGCTGGAGCTTCAATTGCATTTTTTAATTCCTGCAGAGCTTCTTTCTGTACATTTAGTTTAGTTAAAGTAATAGCTGCTAGCTTTTCTTCTGGAGTGTAATTACTCAATAAAGCATCTTCAGAAAGATCTGCATACAATTTATTATCTGCATCCTGAGCTGCTTTTGCATTGTTTACAGCTTCTTGTAAATCTAATTGAGCTACATGCTGTAAACCAATTAATGTATTATATTCTGTAGTACCTGCAGAATAACCTAACTGTTTACCAATGTTCTTAGTAGTCTTAGACTTAGCTAAGTTAAATACATTATTCGCAGTTTTGATTTCAGCATTTATATCTTCCTCAGTAAGACCATCAGGCATATGATATTTAAAATTCTCTAATACTTCAAGTACACTATCTTTGTAATTGAGCATAGATTTTGATGCTTTATCAGCATATGTTACTGCTTTATTCATAGCATCTTTCTTAGCTATATATCTGCTACCATATCTCTAACAAAAGTATTGGCAACAAAGTCTTTACGCATATCAATACCAGCATGATACGCAGTAGTAGGACCACCTAAGTACATACCTAATGCGAAACCACCCTTTACATCATTCCAGAATTGAGGATCATTAGCTAATTCTGATTCAGTATCTATTCCTGATAAGATCTTTGCAGTACGATAATTAGCTTCAGCTAACCCAAGTAATGATGAGAATACGCCAGAAGAATCTTTATCATACTGATTATGAATGTAATCGTAGTCAAATATATCCTGATTACCTTCTTCAAAAGCTTCACCAGTAGCAGCAAAACCCATACGAGCTAGAGCTTTAGCACCTTTGCTCAACATGTTCATTTTAGGACTATTATAAGCCAATCTAGCATTAAATCCAGTGTAAGCATCAATAAGCTTATTGTAGTTCTTAGTAGCAGTGTCAGACAGTTTAACTAAAGGTTTTAATGCACCTGCTATAGGTTTAGTTATAATCTTACCCATAGCCTTACCTAATGGAGCAAATATCAAAGCTGATTGTGCTACATCCATTGCAGACAAAGCCATGTTATTATTGTAAACATTTTCTAAGCCATTATCTGCTGAATCTTTTAAAGAGTTTAGAACTTCATCGGAGATTTTAATCTCTCCAGATAAAGTTCTATCTATAATTTCATCATCTGAAATCTTTGTAACATCTATATTAGGATTCTGTTGTTTCAATTGATCTCTACCCATTTGAACATAATCCTGGATAGATACACCTTTACTTTCAAGATCCTTTTCAATTTTAGAACGATAAGCTCCATATACTTGCGCTAATGATTCTCTATGTCTACTATAGATATTACCTGCCAAACTTATCGCTGCCGCAGTAATAGCTGATCCCCAACCAATAAGATTAGATACTGCACCAGCACCAGGAACAGCATTTAAAGCGCCAGTAGTAGCATAATGTCTACCGAGATATAAAGCACCTGTTGCTAATGCATCAGCCACATAAGAGCCAATTGTAGACATAGAAGAACCTGTTAAACCAGGACCAGCGTACAATATATAATCAGAATCATAAAAAGGCTTATCTTGAGCCTTTTGTTCTTTTATTTGAAATCTAGCAGAAGGTTTATACTTTTCAGATCTAGATGTAATAGAATCATAATAATCCTGAATATTCTTGTTTACTTCGGACTGTTCATTTACCCACCAGTCTCTTACCCCATTTAAGTATTCAATTCTCTTATCAACATCTGTACCTTCTGAATCATTGTACTTTGCTAATATTGCATTATACTTTTCAGAATTGGCTTCTAAATTGTTTTTAAGAATTTCATATTGCTGTAAGGTGTTTTGATACTCTTGAGAATTCTTATCCATAGTAGGTAAGACATTTTCAAGATTCAAAAGCATTTTCTTATCATTTAAATATTGTAATTCATAATCAATATCTTCAATGACAGGATTAATATCTTTTACTAATTTAGCTCTTTCAGACATCAAATTGATCTGATCTCTATTGTTAGCAAAAGTAGTCCAAGCATCTCTTAAATAACTCTTATCCTTTAAGGTTTCCTCTGGAGTTTCCTTATTTAACAGATATGCGTGTTCATAATCATCTAATGGAGTTGTTTCTAAGTTCCTATCATAACCTGTTTTAATATTAGTGATAGGAGAATACTGAGCATTGACCGTATCCATAGCCTTACCTAATAAGGCTGCTTTGCTAGGTGTATTGTCAGTAGGATATTGACCTAATATAGATTTTTCCATATATTATTGTAATAAACTGTTTATTAAACTATCATAAGCATCAGTAAATGATTGCTCATAATTATCATTCTGTAATTTTGAACCACCATGAATATCATTAACTTCTTGATCAAATGTCATTCTAGTCATACCATGTGGATCAATCGGCTCCATTGTATCAAATGTAAAATATTCACCAGTTAATGGTACATTCCCACCATAAGCATTATTGTAATCTTTTTTATCAATAGGCTTTACATTTAAACCTGTTTCTGCAGATATACCCATTGAATTACTAACCATAGATTTAAAACTATCTACATCATATCCAGCATTCTTAATAGCTTGTAAAGGTATTCTTACACTTACTCTCTGCATTAATTGAGGAATGCCATCTACCACTGATGACATAATTCTACCTCTAGGGGTTTTAATAACATCTTTGAATACTCCAGATTCTAAATCTTCTGAAAAGTTTCTTTCTAATCCATTTGTAGTTTCTACATTGTATTTAATAGAAGGAACCTTCATGATTTTATTTACAAAATTAGTAGCTAATATTAAACCACTTGTGTCTGGTGTAACATATCCCTTAGTTACTGAACCGCCTAAATTAATATCAATTTCATTAGAACTCTTAACTTTATTGTAACTATTAAGAATCATACCAGAAGAAGGGTATGTAATATCATTCAGTACTCTAGTAGCGGCATCGTAATACTGAGGTAATTTATCAGCTCTTACTCCAGTTTTAGGAAATATTTCTCCAGCTTTAGTTGCAAACAGGTTAGCAATATCATTAGCAGTTGCATCTGACATTTCTTTTCCATAATCCTTTACTAAGGAATTATATTCTTCCGGAGTAATATTACCAGACATTAAGGCTGATGCGGCTTCTTGGAATTTATTAGTTACAAATCTAGTTTGTGAATATATTGGACTATTTTCTAACTGACGTTTTTCAAATACTACTGCGTCATTATACAGCTTTTTATAAGCGTCAGGGTAATCTACAGATTCTTTTTCTGTACCTTTCTTTTTCAATTTAGCGGTTTCTAATGCTTGCTTATATTTCAACGCTTGCATAACATAAGGATCTACGGTGGGGTTTTATGAATGTATTCTTGATTATCTGTATAAGCTTTTTGCATGAAAGCATTAGCTGCATCCTCTTCTGTTGATCCAGGATGATTTCTCATCCATGTTTGCATATGCATTTGTGCTTGTGGTGTAGATAATATTCCACTTCTATTAGCATCCAGTATGTCTTTAATTTGCTGTCCTGTAACACCGGTCCAAATAAATTCACCGTCTCTACCAAGATAGCTATCCTTCAAATTATTTACATATTCATTAGTTAAGTCTTTTATAGAAGAATAAGCTAAAGGAACTTCGTTGAATAAACCTGAAGTAGTAGTATCCCAGTTAGTAAAATCTCTATCATGCCATAGTGGATTATATTTGTCGTGTAGCATTAAAATTTGAACTTGCTTTTGCATATTCATCAAAATTGGCAGCATTCTGTTTTAATGCAGAAAGTTTAGCTCTATCTACATTATTTATTGCAGATTGTAGAGCCATTTGCCATTCCATACTCTTTATTGCTTCTGGATTCTTAGCAGCTTGATCAATAATCGGAAGTACTTTACCTCTGGTTTCTGCATCCCAGGTTTGCATATCTTTCATAGATCTAGAACGAAATTCAGCCCATGAATTTGCAGCAGTTCTATAATCTGCTAAAGCTTTGTCAACTCTTTCATTTGCCTGCTTACCCAACGTATATAATTGTTCAAAAGGGATTGGAACATAGGTATCTATAAATTGAGCTTGTGCAGGATTGTCATATCTATTTACTGCCATAATTATACTGTTAAACTATCAACTAAACTATTTACTGTACCGTATCTTAAGAAATTCTGTAAGTAAGGTAATATCTGACGATCTCTACGTGCCTGATTACGCATCTTTTCTTTAGTCTGAGACCATTGACCCAATTGACCAGCAGCAGTGGCACCAAAATTTCTTGCAGCAGCTCTATTACGAGCGTTTAAGTCATTAGTAAGTACAGTATTCTGTACATATTGTTGACCTAAATTGTTCATCATATTTGCGTATTCGCCTAAATATTGATTATTAGCATTATCTCTATTAGCGTATACTGAAGTATTCTGAGCATATTCCCCAGTAGCTAATTGATTTCCATATGCTAAATTCATACCCGTGTTAGGATTGAGTTTAGCCATGTTATTACGAGCGATTGCTCTAGATCTTCTATTAGCTGCAAGAGTGGGTTCTATATTAACTCTACGACTAGCCATAGCTCTATTAATAGCCCCAGTATAAGGATTAAGGACTTGATCTTCTGTTTCAGGTCTACGTCTACTTTGAATCCAATTATACAGTATAGGAGATAAACCAGACAGACTGCCAAAGTTAGATGAAGACTTACCAGGTGTTTTAATCTCATCTGGTGTTAATGTAGGGTTAAATTCTTCAATATTTAACAATGGAGCATAAATAGGATCAGATGTTAAAGACGGATTAAAATCTTCAATATTTAACAATGGAGCATAAATAGGATCAGATGTTAAAGACGGATTAAAATCTTCAATATCCAGTAAAGGAGCTTGATTAAGAGAGTTAGTGGCTTTAGCAGACTTACTTGCTGGGGTAGGTTTCCTAACAGATTTAACTTTTGTTATGGGTGCTGCACCAGGTAATGATACTTCAGGGAGATCGTATAAAGGTTCATTTACACCTACAGGTATTGTCTCCCCAGTAATAGGGTTTACGCCTTGTGTAGGTACAGCTTCTCCATAAGGGGCTGCAGTCATACTAGAATTAGTAGAATTCCAATACTTTCTACTACCTAAACCACCTCGTTGATTTAAACCATTTATGTCGAATGCTTCATTCATTGCACTATTGGCAGTTGTAGCTTTTATTGGTTCTGTAAAGAACTTTTTTAAAGCATCAGCATAAATACCAAAAGCTTCACCACTCAATAAAGGTATTTCTTTACCCAGTTTTCTAGATTTACCATCTGCATATGCCGGTATTCCTTTTTAACTTTGGGTTGACACCTTTTTTTAGCTTTAACTGCTTCTTGTTCTGTAAGCAATTGTTCATACATTGCATTTGCATTTATCTGATTTAATCTATCAGCATTGCGAGCAAATCTATCTTTTCCTTTACTTCCTTTAGTCATATTAACTAATTTTTTACCTTCTTGTGCAAATGTTTTGTTTGTACCAGGTCTTTTGATCTTATCAGATAAGACAGATTCAAGATTAGAAGCATCTATTAAATGATTATCTGTACCTGGTTTACTATTAGGTACTTGTGCAATATTACCAAAGTCATCTCTTATTACTTCATTATTATCTACATAAGCTAAATCTGGCAATATACCACCGTTTTCAAAAGTATAAGCTAAAGAATTATCATCCCAATATTTTTGTTCAAGTGTGGCTGCATTACCTTTCCCCATTGCTATTTCTTTAGCATTTGCTTTAATACGTTTTTGCTTATTAATTGCATTCTTTCTAAAGATACTTGATACAAGGTTTCCAACACCACCTACAGCTCCACCTACAGCTGTACCAATACCAGGAAGGATAGCAGAGCCTACAGAAGCACCTTTGGCAGCACCCCCTAGAGTACTGCCAGCAATATCTGCACCAGATCCTTCTTCTGTAAAGCCTTGTAAACCAGCTCCCAATATAGAAGCAATTTCTAAACCTTGATCTATACCAAAAGCGTAAGCTGGAACTTTCTTTTTATTTATTTTCTTTTTCATATTATATCAATGAATATCTGTATGCTGTACTAATATAAGGAACTTTAAATGTATTACCACCATTGCAATCATATTTGTAATGACAGATTAAATATTTCCCTTTCATTCTATCTCTATAAGATTTGTTTACTAACTCTTCAGCTTCATTTAATTCTCTACTACTGCGAGGAATACAGAATTTATAAGTATCCTCTCTATAATCTATATCATCCTGAGTAAGAGTGAAACTAGTTTGTCTTTTAGTTTCAAAGTAGATGTTATCAAAGTTAGTGTCGTAAGTAAAGTCACCGCCATATTCAACATTATCAAATGTTTTAGTTTGAGGGTACTTATCATTTACTATAAATCTAACATAAGATATTTTATCTTTGCCAGTAAACATATCTAATTCGTTACCTGAATTATACTTATATACAGCTAAATTCTTATATATCATTAATTTATCTGTAAATTCAGCATACCAATCAGGTCTATAAGTATAGAATGAAGTAAAAGCTCCAACTTGTTCATTAAATACTAAAGTCTTATCTTCTAGAGTAAGAAGAACTTCATTATATTTTTTATCGTATACAGATATAGGATCATTTGTAATTATATCCTTATTATCGTGTAAATAAGATTGTACACCTTTTAATTTAGATACAGTACGTAATTGATTATCAAAACCACATATTTCATTTCTATCAGCATCATACCAGTATACTGTACTATCTGATTGTGTTGCAGTTCTTAATTGATTCTCTTTAGAACCGTTCTTGGTAGTAAAGTAATCAAATCTAGTTAATACACCACCAGTACCTAACGTAAGTGCACCTGCATTATTATCTTGGATAAGAGAACGTTCATTTACAGCAAGTGTGCCAAAAGCGTCAGTTTGCCAGAACAACAAGTTATTCTTAAATAACTTTAAATTGTTTATAGAACCAAATCTGGTATCAACATCTAAGTAATTAGCAACCCTGAATTTAGTCCACGAATCAGTTACTTCCAAGTTAGTCTTAGGTTCTGAGTTCATTACTCTGGTGTCTGTATGTAAATTATCTATACTATATATTGATTTACTAACATAGTTTTTAGCTCTAGGTTGAGCAGAATAAGCATCATTATAAGCATATAATGGCGTATTCTGAACATATATAGAACCTACTTGTACTATATCATTCTCTACAAAGTGATTTGCATAGCCTGTACCAGATTCATAAGTCTTAGCTGTACCTACGGTACCCGTTCTCAATGAGAGATTGATAGAAGACTCTAACGGTATATAAGCACCATTATATGCTCTAATTCTTTCATTATCTGGTTGTTCATAATTATCACTAGCATTATGATATGCAAACATACAATTAGCATAATCTAATACACCAACGTATGTATCACCACCAAATACGTTTACTTTAGTATTACTATTGTCTTTCGCATTGACATAAGATCCTGTACTTATATATACAGAGTTCTGTCTTGTAGCATAACTATTACCACCATAAGGTGTTACAGATTGTCTTAAATTGGCAATGAGAATTGTATTAGCGCTTTCTGGTCCAGCAGCTAATTCTGGTACTTCTCCAACCATCGTGTTACGAGAAGTCATATCTGTACTCTGGAATATTGCACATACCCCATGAGGTCCAACCTTCCTAACATTATTATCGTCATAATCATTAGCCTTAGATGTATCTCCATATACCCAGTTATAATACACCATACTACCTACATTAGTAGCTTTAGTCTTCCAAGCATCGTCATCTAAATCAAACGGATCTGTATTAGTAGCAATTGTAATGTCTTGAATTGATGCAGAATTATATCCCCCTGTAGTAATCTTATTATAATACTTAGCTAATGTAGCGTCATACCATGATTCTGCGCCCATGTAGATTGCATTGTTTGCAGTAGATTGTTTTACAGAATCACCTATAGCCGTAACCGAAGTATAAGCCCAACCGCTATTCTTAGCCCAACTAGTACCAGTATTTGAGGTTATATTCTTTAAATCATGTTTTGAAGCTTTTGCCCCAACTAATACTTTAACTTTGTTACCATTAGGTATAACCTTATCGTTTGCAGGAGTACCATTACCCATAGATTCATCGGAAGATATTGAAGATCTTAGTCTGTATATACCTTTAATCTCGGTAGCTCTTCCTGTTACTTCAGATGCGTTTGTTCTATTAACACATATTTCTGGTGATATGAATAAGAAATATTCATTAGCATTCTGACTACTAAGGTCAAAAGCATGTGCATATTTATTATTTTGTGACACCATACCGTGAGAAGTAGAATAAGTAAGATATGGAAAAGCAGTTAATTGATTTGTATTATCATAATTACAAACACAACTAACAGCTCCTTGCATCAATATTGTTCTATCTGAAATAGTTCTTTCACATCTTACAATCTCATAACCAGTAATCTTCTTACTTTGGATTAAATCACTTGGTATATTAACTGTGAATTGCACACCTAATGGGTGTGTAACTACTTCTAGGCTATTAGTGGTATTACCACCAATGTCTACTCGCATACCTGAAGTAAAGATGTTATAACCGGGTGCACTAGCTTTAGGCATTCTTATATCTGCGATCCAGTGTGCAGAAGATGCTACATTTTCTTCATTGTAGAATACAATAGCAAAACGATATATTTCATCTCTCATATAACCCCTTGCCATTGATTCTATTTCACTATTACTATAGTTTAATACTTTAGCAGTAGCATCAGCAAAAGATAAAGACCCTGCATCTGACCAGGAACCATCTTCCTCAATGTTATATAAATCTAGAGTAGATGTAGAGCGTGCTTTAGAGTTTAATGAGAAAGAATCTTCAGCATAACCTGTCCTAGATGTAGGGGCATCACTTTCAATTAGATTTGTTTTTATAAACCTATATGAAATATTTTTACCTATACCACCATATACATACTTACCTGTAGCATCTGGAGCATATAAATACTGACTATTATCATCATAGTTTGCAGGACAAATACAGTCGTGATTGGTTGGTATATCTTTAGTACTTATTTCTGAAGTAGAAAATGTTATAGAATCCTGTCCAGATGTAGAAGTTAATAATATTTGACCATTCTTATTGCATCTATATGCTCTAGCATCAAATTCATCATCACTAATATCCCAGGTTTGTTCAGTGATATTAGCAGCAAATAGCATGTTATCTTTAGATTCTATTACTTTCGGTGTGAATATATAAGTACTTAGACCGTTAAATTCTTCCAGAGTAAGTTCATCGATAACTGAACCACCTTTATCTTCATAGACTAAAGTATTATTTGAAATACTTATTTCATCTATCACTGTAATAACTGGTTCTGCAGTATTACTAGAGTAATATATAGAAATTATTCTAGCTCTACTAAAAGAGTTAGTATCCACAGTAGTTTGTAGTTTAATGGATCTATTAGTAGTTTCTTCTTTAGAACTACCATAGATATCTTGGCTATTAGTATTTTCTAAACTCCTAGATACTGTAATAATTGGAGATAAAACAGATATAGACGTTTCAGATGTTCTGGGATTAAATAGTTGATAGCAATATTGATACTTACCGGCTTTCAATCCACCTGTACCTAAACCTTTAAAAAATAAAGGTGGTAATTGACTCTTTGGTGATATATTTAAAGAGTCTACATTAAGATTAGGATGAGTTGTGGCTACATTTAATACTCTAATCTGATGTACCCCATCACACCAGTATATCTTAACTAAATCATCAGATTCCCATTTACAAACACTACTAACTGCATAATGCCCATCTATAATAGGAATGTCTAATGCTATGTTAGACGCTACTGTAGTTACTATAGGTTCAGTTTCAGATGCACCAAAATCGTATCTATAGATATTGAAGTTACTACCTTTCTTAGTAAACACAATTGCCCAATCCCTAATTGTATTTGTATGGACTATTGTTTCACCATTCAATGTCAATGTAGGATTGAGCTTACGAACGCCTTCAATATTCTGCATTACTCCAGTAGAACTATTATCATTGGCAATAATACGTATGTTTTCTGCCCATTGATATTGTCCTGAATCTATAACTGAATAGTCTAGATCACAGTTCATTCCCTTCTGAAAAGTATTTGTTTGTCTTTGTGCATTCATTATGTAGTAGCATTATAAATTATTTGACGTTCCCCAGTATGACTATAGAAGGAATTATGATCTCTAAACTCAGGAACAATCTTATTCCAATTGTTCTTTATAGATTCTAAACCATCTTCGTTAGGCATCAATGCTTCAGCATATGCTTGATTCCTATAGAAGTTCCAAGATCTACGAATATCATAATATACTTCCCTATTCATTCTACCATTAAGATATTCCGGATACTTTAATTTCATTGTGACATACCAGTATATTGCTTCCTTATATGACATTAAATCTGGTATCAACGGATAACTTTCTTCATCAGTAGGTATAGCGCTGTATGATAATTTTAAATAACCATTTGGTACATTGGTCATTATAAAACCAGGTTTTACAGTATATTGAAAACCTAAACTAGGATTTGCAAAATTCACAGAACTTAAACTGTGTATATCATATGTATGCAAGTTAATTAAATTAGATAAGATAGTTCTAAGATTTTGATTACTATTAATCATTTCAATAGCTTCAGTCTTATCAATATTACCATACATATCGACTACTAGGTTTACTAAGGTATCATTCTGAATGATCATTTCCGGAGTAAGACATTCGCAGTTTTTATTTTCACAGCAATTGTCACCACATCCCCAAACAGCAAATGATCCTGTTGCTTTCCTCATAGGAAACCAAGGACCATTGCAATTAAATGAGTATGCCACTTGATGCAATTGATGTAGATCACAAGGCAGTGGAGCTTGATGACAATTGATCTTTACTGCGGGAACTCCCTCAACACCGGTAACTTTAGGTATAAATTGAGTAATAGCACCTATTTGTTCAATAGCTTCTCCACACCATTCTGTGATATCACTAATCTTAGTGTCATCTTCTTTGAGATCTAGGTCTGCTATGATCTTTGCTATTACAGTCTTTACAGATGTTAATTTTGTAATCATATTGTATAATTATAATTCGATGTAATCTCTTACATGCTGCTTTAATATTTGTGCCAGACGTCTCTTATTATCCCTAGTCATAACTAACTGATATTTAGTTTTATTCTTAGTAAGCATATTCTGTTTATTGTGATAAAATCTATATTTAAAACCCCCAGTATGTTCGTTAAGATGGTAAATTACTTTGTTGTATTTTTTACTTTCAGCGTAATCTATCCTTAAACTCTTACCAGTATATTCTTTAGGTTTATGCTTTACTATGGATAATGTACCCATTCTACAAGGTAATCTGACTTCTTTTCCGTTTTCAATTATCTCGTCTCTTAAGTATCTAAAGTAATCTGAAACAATTTGTCTAAATACTTTATAAGAAACCTGATATAGTGGATTGTCTTCTACGTAATTACAATAACTATCATAGAAGTCAGCAATCGTATAAGCTTTTCTATTGTATTTAGTTTCTTGCATTCAGTTCGTTGTTAACGTCGTTTGTACTATTGTTCGTAGTGTCACTAGGGACTCGTAACATGATATTCAATTCTCTTTCAAATATCATTTGTTTAATCGTAGGTATCATATTTGCTGGCACTGGATATGGAGTATCATCTCTATCAAAACACTCACCAGCTTGGGTAGGGTCTTCTAATATACCTTCTATTTTAACATATTCTAAGTGTTCAGGACCAAGTATATACAGATGATTGCCTTTTATATAAGCAATGTAATCATTGCAAGTATATTTTCTACTTACTTGATATTTAGCTTTTGTTTCTGTACCTAATTGAATTAAATCACCATTCATATCTTTTACAGCAACCAAACCTAAACCAAAATGTAAGTCAATAAAATTAGGTATCTCTTCATCTGATTTGTAGTTATAACCACCAGTACAATTACTTACTTTGGATATGTGTAAAGGTCCAATAGTTTGTATATACTCTGGATTTATATCTCTACCCTTATCTAGATCCTGTTTAATTAAATATGCTCTATATTGATGTATCCATTGCTCTATCTGTATACGGGATAGCTTTTCACTTTCGCTAACATCGCTATCCCTAACAGTAAGTATGATATCATCAATTATTGTATTTAACGAATTAAATGTCATAATTAATTATTTTAAATAGTTTCTACATACAATCCAACAAGGGCTGATAAATCATGTGTAAGAGGTTGTTCACTATTTCTTGTACATTTGTATTTTATACCATTTTGGATATAATATTTATCTTTGAATATTTCCATAGGTGGAATATAAATAATAGGATCATCTATAGTACCTTTGTGTTCTTCATCTACTACTTTCCACAAACTTGCAGTAGCCATAGAAGGTTTCCAATTATCTTGAGTAGTATGTTCTTTTATACATTCCCAAAGAACATTATCAGATAAATATCTTTCTCCTGCTTTAACCATGATACCTGCAACCCATTCTGGATAATGATCTTTAACTTGTAATGCTTCACCCGGAGTAAGATCATATGTATTGATTTCTTTAGTAATCTCTTCATTAAGAACATTCAAAGCTAAGATACGACTAAAGTCTCTATTAATTACAGGTTCTTCTTCTGTACTAGTCCACTCTTCACTATTTAACAATTCAATAAAAGTTGGATCACTAAATGAATATCTTGGAAATGATTCATCTTCAAAAGGTACTAACGTTTCTTCATGTAAAATAACTTTACTCTGATCTATACTTGTTCTCATTTCGGGCAGTATTTCAATACCATGTGATTTTGCCCATAATAAATCTACAATCGCGTATTTCATCTATTTTTATTTCTTTTTATTATACAAATTAACAAATTCATTTACATCAAGATAGTCAATCCCGAAATTTTCTGCGGTTCTTTTATCACTATCAGAAAACTGTCCTTCAAGTCCACTTGCGTCACCTATCATAAGTGTAATAGATTTTATGTAATCAAAATCATCGCCAACATAGTTTTCACAAAGATGATTAAGCATTCCTACGTTTGGTTTTCTATACAAATCATTTTTATCATTCGTGGTACAATATTCCGAATAGCATTTTACTCCGCAATATTCTTTTACGCATTGTGATACATATTCTATTTTAGATTGAAATCTTTGATGATCCACAAAACCAGCTTCAATTCCCCCTTGATTACTTACAATTAAAACATACTCAGGAGAAAACTGCTTAATTGCATCCAAAACATCAAATTTGATTTTCATATCCCAAATTCCTTTAGGAAATGTTTTGCCACTTAATGTCTCAATTAACGTATCATCCAGATCACAGAATAAAACTTTGTACTTCTTCATATTATTTTGCTTTTAAAGTTTGTAAATAGTTATATGCTTTTATACAATCTTCCTTGGAAAGGACTGTAGGATAAATCGCTAAGTTTTTGAAAGCAATTTTAGTATAACTGTTACCTGAATATCCTATAGTTAAGAAATTTTTACTGGTAGATTCCGTTTCTTCATTATAAATAGATTCTTTCCAGTCTTTTGAATAAATCCTGCCATCAGAACAAATTGCATTAACGGTATTTTGATCGGGAATCAAATTATTTCTACCATTTTTTATATTAATGAGTATTGGATTATAATTATAAATGACTATACTATCAAATTTTACAATACCAGCATTGTCTTTTTTCCCTGTATTTATAAGCTCCCAATCTCCTATTACAGTCCAATCATTACCCATTTCAAATATAGACGAAGTTATCTTATCATCCACCCCATCAGTAATCAGATAGCCTTCGTATTCGGGGATTTGTTCAACTAAAACATCTACTTCTTGTGAAGAATTATACCATATACCATTCGTAGAAGTTGCTGCATACTGTTTTTGGAAAGTGTATGTACCATCTTTATTAACGCTAATATATTCACCGCTTTTGTTTGCATTTCCAATTAAACAACGATCACCTTCTTTCATGCCTGTGATACGTATCTTCCAATCAGCAGAATCAGATTCGTTTAATAAAATCAAAACATTGCTGCTGTTTCCGGTTCCGATCATTCTAAACGAATCTTTTTTTACATCTGTGGACTTAACTACATTATCTTTAAGATTAAATGAGTTGAAGTTATATGCATACAACCCATACCCACTCCCTTCTGCAAACCTAAAATTCGACAGCACAAGATCATTACCATTGCCCGTAATATTGGCAATAGTAGCACGATCTTCGTCCTCGTTGGTTTTGCCGGTGACTGTCCATGCTTGGTCAGGGAAGAGCCAGGGATAGGTTTTGATGAAGTAGTCTTTGATCTTGGTTAGCTCTTCTTCGGTGGCATCGTGGTCGAGAAATACAAGTTCCCAGATAGCAAATCTACCACACTGTTGGCCTCCAGACAATCCACATCCTACACATAATGGTTTTCCATGATTTTTGCCACCTTTTAAAATACCAACATTATTATATTGTTTTGATGTTTGCCATGTAAATGGTGATTTTGCAAAATCTATGATACCTCCAGCACCTAAATTCCAATAACCCTTATTTGAGGATTCTATTTTTTCAAATGCTACACCTTCTCCCGTGGAATAATTCCTAGTTGACAACAGTCCTCCTGTCAAAGTTGTATTCAAGAAATCCTGATCCCACTGTCTCAACACCACAACAGTATAACCTTTTTCCTTAGTCAAAATAGGGAAGTTCTCACAGACACCATAATCGTCTACTCCGTCAAAGACGAGTGCACCGAGGTAGAGGGGAAGTTGTTCGATGGTAATGTCTATATCTTTAGTATTGTTACCGTAAAGAAGATAAGCTACAAAATAATCTTGTAATACATCATCAAATGATATTTGAATGATACCATCGGTCTTAAACGAAAATGATTTAATTGCTTTTGACGTTATCGGATCTACAGCACTTATGCGTAAGCCTCCTACAGCTCCTTTATTTACTGCTTCAGTTAATCCATTTACATTTAAAATATTTTTATATACATTTTCTGCATTATAAATATTATTTGATCTTGCTTGAACAACCGAACCTGCTGTGATAAATTGCAATTTGTGATCTGTATGACTATTTACCCAATAGCTGTTTATATCCCAATCAGCAGAACTATTCCAATTATCTACATATCCACCAACTCCACTCATTCCACCCCAAGCGAAATTCTTCATCTGTAAATCATGCCCATTACCTGTAAGGTCTTTCCATACAGGGTTCTCTGTCATTTGTTCATTAGTAAGACCTAATGCTGAATATCTTGCAATCATACCTGTAATAGATGGGAAGTCATCATCATCGCCTTCTGAAGTAGGGGTATAAAGACCGTATTTACGTTGAGCTTGTTCTTCCATTAATTTCCTGTATTGTTCATACCAAGACTTATAATCTAATACAGGACCTGCTACACTTATAAGCTTATCTGTATCTTCTACATGTGTTTCATAATGTTTCTTCATACTTATAAGTTATTTATTGTTATTGTTATTTGTTCTTTATTATCCATCGCCTTCTGAAGTAGGGGTATAAGCTTGTTATAAGCTACAGTAGAATTAGATATCCAATCTTCTTTCATCCCATCCCAAGTACCTACCAGTATACATCCTTCAGTATCGGCTGTTTTATTGCCTTTGTGGATACGTATACCTAAGAAGTGAGGTACATTAAGTATCTCAGGCATAATACGCTTAAAACGGTTAGAATAGCTTAATTTCACCTCATACGTACCAGCAGGTACAGCAGTATCCCCATACACCTTTTCCTTGCATTTACATGCAATTCCTTTAGGTGTATTAGGACATACTTCAGGTAATGGTCTTACTGGATCTTCAAGTGTATCGCATAGATAAGCACCATCTACATATAACTCCCCAATAGTATATTCATTAGTGCGAAATATTCTATCTAATCTGAGTTCCATTACGCAGCAGGTGTTTCTAATGCAGCAACTCTCTCTTCTAAAGCACTTACTTTAAGAGTTAATGCAGTAATCAATTCCCTTACTTCACTATCGTTGTAATTTGATAAACCTGCAAGCTTGGTCTTTTCTTCTGTAGTATAATCATTAGTGGATAATCCTTTACCAGTTTGTCTATCTACTTTACCTGCAATAAGTTCTGCATGTGTATTAATAACATCAATTAATTCAGGTAAGCTATCCATAATTTCAGGAGCATCTCCAATTAAAGCATCAATCTTAGCTTCAATTTCATTTTCACGTCCAGTTGCCCTACTTATTTCAGAAGTAAGATCACTTCTTAGATCTTTAATATCTGATGTGGCTGTATTATTTACATAAACCCAATCCTTACCATTAAAATATTTCAAATCACCACCATTAGGATTAGATGCTAAATCAGCCCAATATTTAACAGATGCAGGATTTGGTTTAATTGTACTTCCTAATATATCATATTTGTTGTTATACATATTCATATTTATTTAAAATAAAAAAGGTTGACTAAATAGCCAACCTTTGTGTTTTAGATTTCAATTTGTTTCTTCTCAGATGAGGGGGTTTCTTACTTTAACCTGCTAGGACGAACAGTTAGTTTACAATTTGTTAAAGTTGACTTAGCTCTTTCACTTCAGCTTTTAATTCATCAAGTTCTTTGAAATCTTTTGTCACATTGGTTGTTATGTCCGGAGTTGTATTAAGTAATTTTAAGATGTCTTCACATCTCCTCATCTCTTCATCGTATTTTAATACGCTTTCCTTTTTAACTTTGCAGTCATTATAGGATTGCTTAACCATATCTACAATTTGAGTTTTATCTGTAGCTATAGTGAGTCCGATGGTAGAATCGGTCATCATTGTTTTATCTTCAGATACTGACAGTTTCTTCTGCTCACCGTCACAAGAGATAACTAAATCTACAAGCTTACGCCTATTCTGCATAGGCATTGGAAACTGACCTGGTGGCAATGGTTCATCGTAGGGTTTTGATACACTTACCACTTTACCTAAACTGTATGTAGTACTCTTTTTAAAAGTACCTGTAATCTCGAGTACGTGTATATTTGTACCCGGCGTTAACTGTGAGAATGTCATATCTTTAAGTTTAAAAAGATATGGGCAGGTATTACTCGCTGCCCATATACTTTATATTAATATATTAGGCAGTCGCAGCTGGATAATGGTTCATAACTTGCATAACATTGTCACACTTGTTATAATAAATCCAATATCTATTGCCTGCTTGAATTTCAGAACCTACCAAAGGTGTGCTATCTGATTTTACTACTGGTACACTCTTACTATTGGCAGCAGGGCTAACAGAACCTGTAGTAGATATTACTACGGGTAATGATGCACTTGCTTCAGCAGGAGTATGTCTAGCTTCAAATACCATTAAACCTTCATTAGGCAATTGGCACCATATTCTAGGACATATACCTAACGTAGTAACTTCATCAGTGTCACTTACGCTTATGGTAGTAACTTTTGGTATTACTTGGTCTAATCTAGGAATTCTAGTTCTACGTCCAAAGTAAGGATTAAATGCGAAAGGAAACATAATAACCTCCTTTCTTATTAAGCGCAACAGCTATCACCATAGCCATATCCATAACCATAACCTGTAAATCCACCATTACATCCGTACGGATTACATGTCAGGTATGCAGGAACTGGACAAGGTTTAATCTGATTTACAATATTCTGAGTCTGCTGTTGAGTAATGGCAGAAGTCTGCAATGCATTCTTTTCATCACGCAGAGCATCAATCTTATTCTGCATTTCTCTCATTTCTAACTGACAGAACTTGTCGTTAATCATTTGTGTTTGTGCATCGATCTTAGCGCCAATGATATTGAATCTTGTAGCGTTTTCACTAGACAGGTTGTTAAATCCTGAAGTAATAGCATTCTGCAATGTATTAGTCTGTTGACAGATAGATAATCTGTTATCAGCATTCATTTGAGTTAAATTCAGATTAACTGAATCAATAGAACGCTGAGTTGTGCAGCAGCAGTCACTAATAGCTTTGATTACATTGCAATCACCAGCATTAACAGCATTGATTACTCTTTCTGCAGAGAAACCTACTTCACCACCAACTTTACCAATTGCGTTCTGAATAGAACACAACGCTGTGTCAATTGATTTAACGTCACAGTTCAAGTTAGTAGACAAGGTATTGATTGCATCCTTGTTACCGTTGATAGCCTGCATTAACAAATCAGTGTTGTTATTCTGGTTTAAGTATTCTGAAGCCCTTTTCCAACAGATTATCTTCATGTTTATCCATAGCTTTACCCAATTTAGTTAAAGCTTCTGTTGGGGAAGGATGGCGTTTAATTTGATCTAATATTCTACTTAAATGCATAGTTTCAATTTATTTATTGATTAATATTAAATTGAAATGTTTTGCAAATTACTTTGTAATTTTGATAATCCGAGTATCTAATACTCTTATTAAATCATTAGAATTGATAATTTTGTAAGATTCGACTTTATCTTTTTTAAAGTCAAAATGTATTAACCGTTGAAACCAGTTTTTATATTTCTTTCTATATACTTTTTCTTCGGTTATAAATAAATCTTGATGATTATATATTTCTGGAATACAGGTTATAACTGAATCCATTCTATTTATTTTGATTGTAGTCAATGGATTTGACTGAAGTTCTACGTAGAAGTTTCTATCCACAGGTATTGTCTTTACTATAGTATCTGTCAATACTGTGGACATACTCATTACTTCTTTTAACTTCTTATTCTTTATCTTAAGTTGATCTTGTGTTTTTGATAACTCTTGTATTAAACTATCTTTAGACTGTTTGAAATCTTCTATACTAAGTTTTAATACTCTATTTTCATTTTGTTTATTACTTAGGATTGATTGATAAGATTCAATATTATTACGAGCATCTCCCAATTCTTCATCTAACTCATTTACTTTATTCCTTAAGACATGATTGGATATTCCTAAGTAAGTCATAATAGCTACTATCAATACTCTAAGATAATTCATATTACTTAATCTTTTTAACTAATTTCTTAATCTTTGGTAAATCTTCTTTATCAATAGTGATATCTAAGTACTTCTCGCCTTTTCTTTTAATGAACTTGCTGAATATTTTCCACGGTCCAGTAGGATCTAATGTTTGTAAATTCTCTACCATTGACCATAGTTCTACACCAGCAACAAGACCAGCAAAACCCTCAACTAAGTGCGCATCGATGGATGTCAATATATATTCATCTACTAGATGACCACAGCTTATCATTAATGAACTAAAGCAAAGCTTTTTAACAGTTGACCAAAACTTTCTAGATTGAATCTTTTCACCATTACTTAATGACACTCTAATACCTAATATCATATCAATGATTATTAGTATTCCTACTGCAACTATTGGTAACCAAATAGGTAAAAAGAATGTGCTTACAGCACTAGATAAAGCAGTACTAATGCAAGTAAAAAATTTAATCGGACCATCATTTATTAGTTCTTTAAAATAATTCACTGTTGATACACTTGAGGCTTTTATTATAATATCGTTTATATATCTAAACATGATTGAAGATTTGTGAGACTTTGAAAAAACAAAACGCTAGACAATCTAAAAGAATGCTAGCGTTCTGAAAATTATATGATACTTAGAGCTTGATATATAAAGTAAACGATTATATTAAATAAAGGTTCCTCTTATAAAGAGGACTATTACATACCTAATAGCGGTTATTAGATGATAACTATTTATTTGATTTTTTGTACAATCGTGGGCAAGTCTTTCAAGTCGTTCGGATAACCTGTAACGGTTGTCAGAATGCAGAGATAGATCACACCGTATTGTTCATAATATTTGTCTTTCTTGAATGCCATACCCTGCACGTATGGAATAGGATCATCAAGCGTGCCTGCGTGCTCAGCTTCAACGATCTTATACAGTGAAGCAGTTTCTATGCCCGGTTTCCAGTCGGCTTGCAGCTTGTGCTTTTGTATCACTTCAAACAAAGTGTCACTTTCTCCTTCCACTACTCGAAGCCGGAAGCCTATTTCAACTTCTTTGCCAAACTCCGCATCTTTCTCACCCCAAATGGGGAATAAGACCTGCATTTCCAACGCTTGGCTGGCTGTGAGAGACACGCTGTTCATCATCGCACGGGCAAAGGTCACTGCCTGCGCTTCCGGGGATTTAGCAATTGCCTTATCTACTTTAGTTTGCAAGGCTGCCGTTGTCGTTCGGATCACTTCGGGATACCCCGTCACCTCAATCACTTCTACATCTTCCACTGTCTCGGCAGCTTCAATATCAGAGAGTAACTTTTCTGATAGACCTATACAGATATCATTGTAGTCTGCCATCTCGTTGAGAGCTTCCAATAACAGAGATGATTTATACGATTTCCCGTTTACTTCAACCGTATCTTTTCGAGCACACTGGTCTTTTAGAGACAAACGATCGTATGTATATACATCGTTGTTCTCTATGTAATAGTGCCGGTAGTCGGTGTTGTAGACTTCCTGACGCTTCAAGTCTTTTGCAGTTTGAAGTTTTTCTTCCGGTGTCGGTTCGGGAATAGGCGTCAATTGCATATTGAACACTTCTTCTACGGATGCACCTTCGTTTGCCTCTTTAAAGACAATCTGTTCTTCTGTCAGCAAAACGTACTTTCCTGCAACGTAATCCTCCCATGTCGTGCCGATATCGTAGTTTGCTGTATCAAGCTTTTCCGGCATTGTGACATATATGTTTGCTGCGTCTTTTTGTATATATATATATTTACTCATATCGCTTATATTTGTTTTATTCTTCGTAAGCCCAATAGCGGATCAGGACAGTGCCATCACCGCCGTTACCGTAAGTACCACAACCGCCACCACCGTAACCGCCACTTTTTCTATTGCCCTTTCCAGTTCCGCATCCTTTGTCGTAATCGGATTCTCCACCCATGCCCCCATTTACATTTCTGTCTGAACCACCACCTCCGGCATTTCGTTTCCCAGTAGGTTCGCCAAAATCGCGGGTTGTATACCCTTGACCCTTTCCTCCGCCATATAGGGAACCAGCTGGATAGAGAGAGCCATCTTCCTTGCGGCTGCCGATTCCGTTAGATCCATCAGAACCCGCTTTAGCCGTATCTGAATTATCTCCTGCTCCGCCACTTCCGCCGTTGCCACCAGTATATGCTCCGGCATTATCTCCGCCTGGATAACCATTACCCGCACCATTTCCGCCATTAGCTCTATAACTTGAATTTAAGAATTGAGAGTATCCACCGTTGGGGGCAACTTCAGAATACCCTCCAATTCCTCCTTTCCCAACTGTTATCGGAATTGACTGACCCGGTGCAACAGAGATAGCATCACCGTCTCTCCATCCGGATGTATCTTTTTTGAAGGTTTTAGTATAGCCGCCACCTCCACCGCATCCATTATGTCCTGCACCCCCTCCTCCGACAAGAAACACATCGACCTCCGTACATCCAGGTGGAACCGTCCATGTGTAATATCCTGCCGGATAAAACCGCTTCTGAAAGAATACTAACTTCTTACTTCCTATCGTCCTTCTTCTCAACATATCAATCCTTCTCTTTAACGGTTATTGAATACATGACACCACTCGTAGTGATCTTCAAAATAGACATCTCGAAAGGCACGCCGGAAGTAGTGGTAATAGAACTACCGGACATTGATCTAAAACTGCCAGTAGTGGGGATAGGCTGCGTAAAAGAAGCGGTAGGATTACAATCAAGATATATCTCTTCGCCTACATTCAGTGCCCTTGCAGACTCCTTTATCGACAGGTTTGAAGCGGAGGATAGGATAGCCTTAACCAACCTCTTGCTTGTCGGTATATTCACAAGAGTGGTGACAATATTACTCCCTGTGCTGAAGTTTACTATATCATCCACC